GTAAATAGCTGAGAGTAAGACTGAGTAATTCGCTTCCTAAAGTCCAAAAAAAAAGCGAGGCACTTATTGCTACATCCAAAGGAGCAAACCTCATCAATTCTTGCATGTCTTCATTAGGCTCGTAATCTACAATGGAATACTTATCTTTTTGCTTTTCTTTTATTGGTCTGTACATTACAGCCATCGCCTTATGGTAGGTTTCCCAATTCTGCAAATGGTTTTCTAAATCGACGTATTCCCCGAATGTAATCTCGTCAAGTTTCGGTATAAAGCCGAATTCAATGTCCTTGATTTTAAAATGCCTAACCAGCTTTGGCTTTTCGCTAAACACCTTTGTAAAATGCGTGATCAATTCGTTTAAATCCTTCATTTTGATTTTGCCTACCTGAGATAAATCTATTGCGCAGAATATTTGTATCATCTTTTGAGCGATAAACTCCTCATCGTTTGAAGCCTCTTTCGTCTTTACGAACTTTTGATACCTCGAAAGTGGTATTTCGCTTAATGAACTTGGTAGTAATAAATCTACTTTCATAACCCTATAACCTTTTTATTTTTAATTTGTATACCCTAAAGAATAGAATACTCTCCAAAGTTTTTATTTAATCCTATTGTTTCCATCTCATGGTAGCGAACCGCATCCAGCGCATGGTTAAATTTGTCAATAGGTTTATTTAATTGCTTGCCTGTTTTATCCTTATCCCAGCAATAGCTCCGCAGCTCTTTGATTAGGTTTGTGCTTTTAGAAGTAACTAAATAATCTTGTCTCTGCATTACATCAATTCCGTAGTTTAAGCTATCTCTGCCCTTAGTAACGCCCTTGATTAATACTCCGTTTTTCTCTCGCCTTATCTCTTCAATGCTTTTAGGCTCTGCGCTGTCTGCGTAAATTGGAACGCCCTCCGGTAAAACCCTTGCGATATCGCTGTTGACCATTTTAACTTGGTACGTCATCTCATCAAGGATTCGTTGATCATTATATTTATAAACTGCAATTATTGCTGTCGGATCCGCAGAATAACCAAAGTCTAAACCGATGCCTATCAATCTCGCCTCTTCAGGTATCTTGTCAATCGTCTTGTAATTCGTGAATACTGCGCCTTGTAATTGACCGACCTTGCCCTCTCCGTAAACCGTCCACCAATTGCGCCAATATGCGCTTGTTTTTGCTTTTAAGCGATTCTTTTCTATTTGCTTTACAATACCCTTATCGAGCGCCTGATTGTCCTTGTAGGTTAAAATTATAAAATCGGCATCGGGTTCGTCTTTTAGTTCTTTATGAACCCAAAACTCATTTGCTGGATTAAAGTCAAGGTAAATGCACCGCTTTGTTCTTATTGAGAGTTCGTTGTAAGCCTCAAAGGTTACATTGTTGCACTCGTTAATATATAAAATATCTCTCCTTGCTCCTCGAAGCTTGCTTGAATCGTCTGCGCTAAAAAATTCTATAAAGCTGCCGTTTCCAAATTCGTATTTTAAATGGCTCTTGTTAAATCTATCTTCATAGAATCGATTTATTGATTTCATTATCTTGATAAAATCTCTCAATGCTCCCCTCCTTAGATGAGGTATTGATTCAGCAACAACGCTTATTTCCATTCCTGTTGTTTGCGCTGCCCTATGAATAAGTATCGGGAGTATTCCAAACGTTTTTCCAGCAGATGTTCCGCCTTGGATTATCTTGATTCGCTTTTTGAGAGCGATTATTTTATTCACTGAAGTCGTCCTCTGTAACATCAGGGAATAAAGGTTGCTCTATATTTGTTTGTTCGATTTGTTGCAATGGCGCACCGTAAGCTGAATCCATTAATTTTTGATAGGCTTGCGTATCTCCCTCCCTTGCTTTTTTGATTAGAGCCAAAGTCATTAAGTCCTCTTGGCTCATGTCTTCCAATTCACTTGTTACTGGGTTTTCACTACTCTCTTGTACCTCAAGCCATTTTTTTGCTATTGTGCTTCGATTCTTACTCCCCTTTGGTCTTCCGTTTGGGTTTCCGCTTTGCCCTTTTTTGAATTCGTGTTCCTTGATATGTTCTTTGCTCATAAGGTGCTGTATTTGTGCTGTAGACGTTTAAACTTTATTTTGGTGTTTAGTCTTCGTAAGTTTCAAAAACCGTCTTCATCTTGTTATGTATTTCCCTTAGACAACTTGCGCAGTTTGTTGCGTTTGTTTTTACTCTAAAGATACGGCTGTATATTTTTATCATTTGGTCTCTTTCGCTTGGGCGGTAAGTTGTTGATTCTTTTGCAAACCATTCCTTTAGCCATTTGTATTCGTCTTCCAGTAAGCAATCAGGTTGCTTGGTGTTTCTGAATAACTCGTTGAGCTTCTCCTTACGTTTATCGCATCCGCAGTCCTCGCCTAAAATAAACTTTGCTACCTTTGCAGCTCCTGTTTTTTCCAATACCTCCTCAACTATATCGCCAACTCCTTTGGCTGGTTGCTTTCTTGGTTTCCGTTTTTTTGTTGTATTACTCATTTCCTAATTTTTTGAATATGATTATTTTATACTTGAAAATATTCAAGATACGCTTTACTTCGTATTGTGGTTTCATCTTATTTCTTTAAATGCACAAAAGCGATTCCATTACATCTATTTCCTTTTGCGTTTGTGTATCCGCTTTAAGGTTGCCTACAAGCTTGCTTTTTAATCTGCGTATCTCTTGCTTGATGTACTTGGTTCGATATATTGGTCTTGTATCCTCTTGCTTCTGGACTATGTATCCGTGTTCCTCCAGCAACTTAATGCTTTCCTCAATCTTTGCTTGTTGTTCTCTGTAATGGTTAAATATTTGATTTTCTATACTCATGGTTTTTTATTTTTTTGTATATTCCTTTCTCTGTTTCGCTTAAAGATGCAAAGTTGTATATCTTATCTTCAAGCATTTCTTTTTCTGTTTTATAGTACGGTTCGTCTTTATGACCAAGAACGCCGCTGGTTCTTTCTTTTATAATTTTATGAATCTTCTTTTGGGCATCAGCTTTTACAAATTTCCAATTTCGGTAATCATGCCATATCATATTGGTATTTTGGTTAACTTTTTTTTGCTTACTCATAACCTACTTCTTGTTTTTTTGCTTTACAAAATATTGGTATTCGTCTTTTAGTTTCTCTCGTATCTTGGCTTTACATCTTTTCAAAGTATAGAATATCGTCTTTGTGCTGATGTTAGAACCTTCGGCAATCGCTCTCATGCTGATTGCATCCTCTCGGTGCTTATCCTGGATGCCTGTATAAACTCTGAACACTCCATTATCAAAATACTGCCAAGTATTCATCTCCTTAATAATTGCAGCTTCTAACTTCTCGCTATCGTTTGGCTGGTAGTAATCGTATTCTACAGCAATCGGATTATCGTCTATGTCTATTTTGCGCACCTTTTGTTTTTCTTGTTGATAATTTAAGAATAAATTTTTGAGAATGGTGTAAAGGTATCCCATGTTTGGCTCGCCGTCTTTAAATACTTTGTCCTCCTTTCCGTATTTCATTAGCTTGATATAGAACTCTTGTACAATATCCTCAGCGTAAAAATGCTCGCCTAAGTCGTGAATGATTCGAATAAAATCATCTTGCCTTGCTTGAACTTTTACAATCCATTCCATTGTTTAGAATCTAATCAAATGTAGTGATAATTTTTTAATCATAAAAAAAGCGCCCATTTCTGAGCGCCTGTTATCAACGAAAAAAAGTGAATGCTTGTGTAACATTGATAGGGTCATCCATTTTGGTTACACTTATGCCGCGACCATAATTGCATTTCATATCAAAGATAACATTTTTTTTAAAACTAAAAAGCCGAACATTTCTGCTCGGCTAATTACTAACATTTAAAAATCCGTATTAGAACGGAACATCGTCTTGCATTCCTGATGTCATATCATTAATTGCATCCTCTTGAAATTTAGCAGTAATGCCTGTGGCTCTTTCAGAATTATGGTTTGAGTTAAATCTCCAAGCTTCCAAAGTGTTAAAATATTTTACCTCGCCTTTTGGGGAAGTCCATTCTCTGCCTCGTATGTTTATATCAACATCAACTGCATCGCCTACCTCGTACTCATCCAGTAAACCGCATTTATCTTGCGTTAGCTGCAATGAAACCAATTGCGGATACTTATCCTCCGTTTCAATTACAAAGTCTCTCTTTGCAAATTTTTGACTGATTTGTTGGGTTTCCCCTTTTAGGTGTAATCTTCCTTTTACATTCATATCGATTCTATTTTAAATTGTTTTTTTCTTTTTCCAAAATATATTGTTTGTATTTATCTATTGCTTTTCTAATTAAGTCAGATTTGCTAATTTTTAAATAATCGCTTAATATTCGTAGCTCTGTCTTTTCAAGTTGAGAAAGCCTTACATTAACCGTTTCCAATCTTGGTTCTTTTATGTTAATCATTTTTATTTATTTAATATAAATTCTTCTTTTATTGTTTTTATAAATCTTTCTTTTACATAATTAGGATTAGAAAAAGGATGCTGATTTTGTAAAAAATCAAAACACAATTCAGCCATCATAAAAAACATATCAAAATCGTCCTCGCTAAAGTTTTTATACAGCTTAATAGTCGGTTTATTGTCAAATTTAGCTGATAACTTAATTTTCCATTCGTCTTCTTTTACATTCATATCGATTCTAATTTAAATTGTTCGTGAATTAATGCCTCATAATACTCTCGGCATTCCTTAACACGGTTGTATATCTTTTCGATTGCTTCGGCATCGTAATCAATCTCATAGCATTTTATTCTTTGCTCCTTTGGTACTCTCTCAAAGTTGTGTTGCATTTCTACTGCATTTCGTACAATTGGGTTATCTTCTATCTCTTTGAGCTTGTAGTGAACTCTCCTAACCTCATCCTCTACAATATCGCTCGGTGTATCTACTAAGCAATAAACAAGGTAGGCTTTCCGTCTTCCTGTAAGCTCCATGTATCCCTGAAGCTGGTAATAGTAGTCCTTGTTCGGTATGTCTTTCTTAAACCACGGAAAGGTTGTTGCATCGTAGCTACTCTTTACATCAAGCACATAATCCTCATTTAGAACATCAGGCGTTCCAGTCAAGTATTCATTCTCAAAAAACTCTTGGTTCTTGTACATAAATCCCATTTTTAAAACCTCCTCGGCAAGCTCTATACTTGCATCTTCAACAGCTATACCCTTATCAATGGCTTTGCTCCATACATCTTTGCTATATCCGTACATATTTTCAATAGCATATTCCTCTAAATAGCTTTGACAGGTCTTGCTCAATTGCCCTTTTGTTCGGCTGTTAGGCATTATCTTACCAATTGCGGAGCATCTTATCTTAAAATCTTTCATAACTCTGCAAGTTGTTTATTGGTTAATGCGTAATTTTCTTTGAGTTTCTCTGCTGTGTACTCTCCGTTGGCAATCATTTCTAAGGCAGCCTTGAAGTTAGCAGCGTTTAGCTTCTTTTTCTCTTTCGTCTTTCCGTGAGTATTCGTAGAA